GAGATTCTTCAAGAACAAATTTAGATGGTTTGGATTAATACTTGCTGTAACTAGTGTTGCAATTTTATCAAGTGCTAATATATCTACTCAATGGGTAGGGTGGTCATTAAGTGTCGCAGCCTGTGTGATGTGGGTATGGTTTGGTTATAAAGATAAAGATTGGCCAAGAATGATTATGGAATTGATGTATATGTTTTTAAGTTTAAGAGCTGTATTTAATTGGTTAGGAATGTGATGTACAACTTTGCTTGTGTTTGTTATGGAAATAAGTATGATGTAGAGTATGTTCAAAAACTCTATAACATGGTGACTAGAAACACCACACATTTAATAAACTTCTATGTATTTACCGACCATGTAAAAATGCAAAAGATGGTAGAGGGTGGTAGATTATATGTTAAACAATTTCCCGAACATGATTTAGATGGTTGGTGGAATAAAATGCAATTGTTTCATCCAGATGTACAATTACCAGGCACCACTTTATACATGGATTTAGATGTAGTAATTACGCATAACATAGATGATTTTTTTACATATAAACCAGAAGCTAAGTTTGTAGGTATGAATGACTTTAATCCTGTAACAAAACAATGGAATTCTAGTATAATGAGGTTTGACCAAAGTCATTGGCATGACAAACTTTGGCGAAGGTTCAGTAAAGATAAGAGTAATCTATTAAGACGGTTTCCTGGTGACCAAAACCTTATTTCAGACTTTATTAAGAAAGAACCTGGATGTGATTCATTTCCTGATTCATGGACACAATCATACAAATGGTATGACCGAAGTGGTACCAGATACTCCAGAAGTGCCATGACCTACGAACACAATGGCGAATCGTGGGTTTCCGTGTTTCACGGACAGCCAAATCCTCATGAATCTACGCAGGAATGGGTAAAAAGCGCATGGAAATAGAACTTTCCTAGCTGTGCGTTTTGACGCACCTCTAAAACCCTTACCTGGTCTCAAAAAAAACTTCAAAAAAAGCGCCAAAAAGCGAAAAAAGTGCTTGCTTTCTATGGTGGATAGTGTATTATATGTGTATATGATAAAGAAAAAAACACTAAAAGAAAGAATAGAAGACGCCAAGAAAAGAAACTACTTGACTCTACTACAAATTTTTGATATAATAATAACTAACAAAGGAGAAAAACACTATGTCTAAAGTAAAAAACTATTATTGGGATTTAGCTGAGAAAGCTGTTGACGCTATCTTACTAGAACTTAAAAACAATGCAATCACAAAAGAAGCTGCTAAAGCAAAAATTATGGTTGTTGATAATCTTGACCTTGTCGGTATTGATGAAAACAATGTTGATGAAGTAATTGATATGGAATTAGAGACTGCCTAATGAGTAAACAAGGAACTATACATTTAACATACTGGAGAGAATACCAGGATCCTGAAGATATTGAATGGTTTAAAATTCACCATACTATCTTTAGAAATGTACCTTTATCTCAATTAAGGAGATTAAATTCAGAGACTCTAAAGAACAAGATTAAAAAATATTGTGATGATAGATACACAGAAACAGCTTCTAATGCAACAGGCAATTCTGGAGTTGACATTATACACGGTTCAGAGTATTATAGAACATATGAAGATGAGTTTGGTGACATTGCATATAGAGACAATGCATTATTTAATGATTATGGTCAACTATACAATACTAGACAATTTTTTAAACACGATTTTATGCCAGATTTTACAGAAAAATACCAATATAAGAATTTAAATAAACAATACGGAGGATACACTAATGATAATTAATATAGGTGATACAATCACAGCAAACCACGGTAGAAGTGGTGAAATAATTAATATCGGTATTGCTACTGAAGCAACTGATATAGCGGCTGAAAATGATTCAGCTTTAAATGCAAAAACTTATGATACAAGTTTAGGATATACTGGCGCTATTACATACACAGGCGACAATGGTACTTACTGGTGTTATTTCAATCAAATTGAGGACAACTTAACTGAAAAAGAAAAATCAAATGTTGATATAGCAATAGAACAGGAGAACGAATGGTGGAAATAGTAGAAGAAGATAAAGATATCTTTGATGAAAATGATAACAAAATTGGTTATTGGAGAAAACTTGAAGACGGCGCTAATGGCGACAATCTTTATGAAGTTTACTTTGATGACAGAAACGATAAAGGCGATTATCTACAATCACAAGAGTTTGTGTCAAATGATGATGAAGCCGAAGAAACAGCATATGATTATGCAAGGAGTATATAATGAAATATAATGAAGATAAAATAGTAAAAGAAATAAGCGATTACATAAAAGGTACTTATGGTGAACACTATAGTACCACAAAAGACGGTTTTCAGGTGCAAGATATGTTAAGACACTTGAATATTGATAAAGATTTTTGCCAAGCAAATGCCATTAAGTATCTTTGCAGATATGGTAAGAAAGCTGGTCGTAATAGAAAAGACCTTTTAAAGGCTGTTCATTACATTGTATTATTAATGTCAAGTGAGGACAAATAATATGTCAAATGATGTATTAGGTTATTCTTCACACGATTGGCGTAAACATACACATGACGCAGTTGTTGTAGATGATAGAGAATTTGAACAATTGAAAGTAAATAATAGTAGAGTTATATTTACTAATCCAAAGACATTAAAACAAGAGTCTGTTGATGTTTCCAGACTAATTAGGGTATTTGTTAACAATCAAGAAAGTCACAAAAGGAGTGTAAAATGATTGAAGTATTGAACCATATTGATGACCTAAAGAAGATTCGCAATCTAATGAAAACAGATGTGGACATGGCTATGAAACAATGTGAAGAGGCAATTGCTTATCACGAAAACAAGGTCAAAGAGTTTGAGAAGTGGGCTGAAGAAGAGTCTCAAAAAGAATATCCCTTTCCAGGGACCATTCCAGAGGGGGTATCATAGTACACGAAGGCTTCGATTCGTCAATCCTGGCGCATCCTGGCAGCTTTTCTGGCGAGAAAAGTCAACAAAAACACGCTTTTTTAAGGGCTTGCCATTTCCAACGAGTTGTGGTATAGTTAATGTTTAATTGAGAAAGGTAATATATTATGGCGTTTTATTCTAAAGAAAACTTGTACATTGAGTTTCAAGTTGCAACAAACAAAGACAAATCCAAGAAGAAAGAGATATACGATAATCGTATTCAATTCTGTAAAGACCATATAGAGTTGAGAAAAACCAATCCGTCTTATTATGATGGTATTGATATCAATTTTTCTAACCTGTTATCAGCGTGGTCTAGTGATAGTCCTATTGACGCATTTTACAAGACAGGTTTTGGTAAAACATTTGCCGAAGTACAGGCAGAATCAGAATCAGATAAGTTAGAAAAAGCGAGTGTGAACTAATATGGCTATTATCTATACAAACAATTCTAGTGGTGCTATTCGTAGGTTACGAAATAGAAAACCACCAAAAGCATACCTTGAGGCTCTACAGAAGCATATCAAGTATCTTGAAAAAATGGGTTTTAATGTAGATGATAAAGGTCGTATTAAATTGACAAAAGATGGTAGACATGCCATTGATATTGTAAGTAGAATGATTAAAGAAGATGACAATGTTATCAAACAACCTACTAATGCAATACCATTGTCAAATAAAATTGGTGTGGGTGGTACAAAACCCGACAATAGTTGGAAGATTGAGGCGAGTAAAAACTTTACAGTTGCTCCAGCTTACAATAAAGGTCCTTATATGGTTATCGCTAAAGAGGACATAAAAACAGCAGGGAGAAAAGTATGACATTTTTAGAAAAATGTATAGGCGTATTAGCAATATTGGTATTCATATTGATTACTGGTGTCGCTAAAGCGGAAGATAAAACAATTACTCCACAAGAGTTTGTTTCTAATGTAGCTGAAGTACCAGGTAAACTTGTTAAGTTTATTGGTAATGAAGTTGACAAAACTAAAGAGTACCAAGCAAAGAGTTGGGCGGACATGAAAACTAAATGGCCGTTTACAATGCTTAAGGGAAATAAAGATGAATCACAAAATTAGTGCATTTTGCGATAAGATAGACTCTATTAAGAGAATATCAGACGATTTAAGGGTCTTGAAATATCAGACCCCTAAATCAAACGACAGAGATTTAAAAATACAAAATCTTATTGACACTATACAGGCAGATTGTCTATTAGTGGCCAATGACAAAGGCAATTATGAAAAAAATAACTATGGTGATTATTCTGGCATTGTCCATGACAGCGTGCTCATCAATGAAAAAGAATGAAGAAGGCAAATATGAAATCAATCCAATCGGTACTATTATTAGGACTATCATTGGTGTTCCTGACCAATTGCAGCTCCGTTAATAGAAGTCATTTAGGTGCAGGCCTAGGTGGTACTACTTCAACAGCAGTATGTGTAGAGGCAGGTATTTCAAACCCATATGCTGTAGCTAGTTGTGCCGTAGTTGGTGCTTTTGCAGGTGCAGAATTAATGTACAATTCAGATTATGATGTACACAATGCCGTATTTGTAGACCATTTAAATACAAGTGGTTCAGGTTCAAGTTATACAAATTGGTATAATAAGAAAACAGGTAATTCAGGTATTATACATGTGACAAGGTCATATTTACAAGGACCTTTGAAGTGTAAAGAATATGACGCTACACTTGATATAACAAGTAGCTGGCCATTGATTGGTATTGGTGGTGTTAATAGAGAAGTGGTATTTGGTACTGCTTGTCAGTTACCGGATGGGAGATGGATAGAAAAAAGATGAGTAATAGATATAATGATAGAATAGAACAATTAGAGAACGAAGTTAAAGAAATTCAACAGGAGATTGAAATAACTAATAAGCAATCCACCATTGACAAATTAGAAGAAGACATATATAATACAGAGCAAAGTATTAAAGAATTGAAAAAATATGTTTGACCCGAGATTTAACATGAAAAGATATTTGACATGGACATTTATACTGATAATCTTTATGATTATTTCAGGCATAGCAGTTGCAGGCGAAAAAGTATTACATAGTAAAATTAAAACTATATCACCAGACAAAGTTGACGGCCAATATTGTTTTGTTAAAGTAGAGATAATACAAGAAGGCGATACAATTACAAAAAGAGAAATTTTAGAGTGTGCTGACGGTAGAAAAGCGCCAGATAGTCCAGGTTATTGGGACTTATTTGCTCAGTTTTACTACCATGATGTCAATACACCTGAATACTGCCGATATTATAGTCGGAAAGGGCATGCTTTTAAAACACCAGGAAAAGTATGTTTAGATGAAAATGGTGAATGGGAGGTGAGATAATGATTAGAAATTTAATCATAGTCG